AATATGATGTACCAACAGGGTATACTGCCCTATCAACTAAAGGATTAAATTTATAATGGCTTATACAACGATTAATAAACCGAATACACAAATGAACACAGTTCTTTGGACTGGTAATAGCTCTACTCAATCTATTACAGGTGTAGGATTTCAGCCAGACTGGACTTGGATTAAATGTAGAAATGATGCTCAAGAGCCAAGATTGGTTGATTCTGTTAGAGGAACAACAAAATATCTTGATGCAAGTTTATCTATAGCAGAACTTACAGATACAAATATTCTTACATCATTTGATACAGATGGTTTTACTTTAGGTGATGACGCAATTTCTAATTATAGTGGTAATACTATGGTCGGCTGGAACTGGAAAGCTGGTGGTACAGCTTCATCTAATACAGATGGCTCAATTACTTCTAGTGTGTCAGTTAATACAACAAATGGATTTAGTATTGTTACTTGGACACCTACAGATACTTCTTATCCACAAACTATTGGACATTCGTTGGGAGTAAAACCTAATGTAATGATTGTTAAAAATAGAAGTCGTGCTGGAACTGATTGGAGAGTTTATCACAGTTCTTTAGGTGCAACAAAAGCATTAAATCTAAATACTACTTCGGCACAAATTGATGACAATGGTTTTTGGAATGATGTAGAACCTTCATCAACAGTTTTTACAACTGGTAATGGTTATGGATTTACAACAGGTGGTGCAACAGACAATTATGTGGCTTACTGCTTCGCAGAGGTAAAAGGTTACAGCAAGTTTGGCTCATATATTGGGACTGGTTCATCAACAGGAACGCCATTTATCTATACTGGATTCAAACCAGCTTTTGTTATGACAAAAATTTCTTCAGGAACTACTGATGATTGGACAATGACAGATATTGTGAGAGATAATGCTGTTGGTGGTGGTGGTAATGGCACAGGTGCAAGATTACAAGCAAATTATAATGGTGCAGAAGCCGTCAATACTACTTATGCTTCAATACAAAAATATTCAAATGGTTTTTCTCCACAAGGTAATCTTAATGTAACAAATGGTTCAGGTTACACATACATCTACATTGCATTTGCAGAAAATCCTCTAGTAGGAACGAACAACGTTCCGGCGACGGCTAGGTAGATTCCTATGTTAGGATTTGATACCTTTGCACAATTTCCCTTTGCAACCGTAGCAGAAGATAATAGTGTTACTATTAGTGTTAGTGGAAATGTCCTAACTCTTCAAATTGGCAATTTAGGTATTGCAGCTAATTCTATTGTAGAACAAGTAAACGCCGATCCGCTAGTATTAGGTACCGGTACGGTTAGCTTTGTTACTACTTCTAACATATCTCTAAACCCAAATCCTTTAGTATTAGGGGTGGGAGAGGTTACTGTATCGGGGACCGCGGTTATCAACCCTACTGGAAATGGTATTGCAATTAGTTCAGGAACTGTTACAATAGTAGGTAATGCAGGAGTAACCCTAAATCCTAATAATTTGTTATTAGGAACTAAAGACGTAGGGGTTATTACTTGGAACCAAATTGAACCTGGAGCAACAATGGTTTGGACACCAATAGAACCTTATTAATATGGCATCAAATTATTCAACAGATTTAGCACTAGAACTTATAACCACTGGAGAAAAAGCAGGTCTTTGGGGAACAATCACTAATACCAATTTACAAATTTTACAACAAGCCTCTTCTGGATATACTGCGGTAGCTATGGGAGCAGGTGGAGATATTACTCTCGTCTTAACAGATGGTGCAGAATCCAATGGTAAAAACTTATATTTTAAATTAACAGGAAACTTAACTGCCAATACTACTTTAGTAATGCCTGCTGCAACTAGCGGTGGAACAGCTACAAGAGTATTTGTAGTAGAAGATGCAACTGTAAGAACTACTAGCAATTATACTCTATCGGTTAAAACTTCTTCCTCTACTAGTCCTCTTGCCATTCCCGTAGGAGCTACTCAATTAGTATATTCAAACGGAACTGATACTTTTTTAGGTATCCAAACAAAAGGATATAATTCTATTTCAGATTCTAACACTCCTTATACGGCTGTAGCGGGAGATCAAATTTTAGTAAACACTTCTAATAACCCAGTTACGATTACATTGCCTGCAACTCCTAGTGTGGGAGATGAGGTTGTAGTAATAGATGCAGCAAACTTTTTTGGTTCAAACAATTGTATTATTGGAAACAATGGTCTTAATATTAATGGTGCTGCGTCTGCCTTAACTTTGAACACTAATAGCCAAGCAATCACTTTAGTATATGCTAACGTAGCTCGTGGGTGGATCTACAAAACTAACACAGCATAGGAGCTAATTAATGGCTCTTCAACAAGTAAAATTTGAACCAGGTGTTAATAAGCAAAATACTCCTGTTGGCGCTACCAATCGTTGGGTAGATTCAGATAACACTAGATTTCGTTATGGCCTTCCTGAAAAAGTAGGAGGATGGCAATCTTTATTAAATACAGATATTGTAGGAGTGGTTCGACAACAACACGCTTTTGTAGACTTAGTTGGAAACCGTTATGATGCATTAGGAACCGATAAGTTTTTATTAATTTATTTTGAAGGACAAGTATATGATGTTACTCCTTTACGAACGGATAGCGCAGGGGTTGTTATTTCTTTAGCAGCTACTATTGCTACTACTATTAACTCTCCTATTTGTACTTTAACTTTTGCTACTGCACATGCTCTTTCTGCAGGAGATATTATATTATTAGATGCAGTAACATTACCTGGTGGCACTGGTTTTGTAGATGCTGATTTTGAAGATAAATTATTTCAAGTAACTTCTGTTACTAATTCTACTACCATTACTATTACTCAAACCTCTAATGCTTCTGCAACCGTAACTACCGGTGGTTCTATTACTGTCTATCCTTATGATGTAGTAGGTCCTGCGGCACAGACTTATGGATATGGTTTTGGAATAGGTGAATTTGGTGGAAGTAATGGATGGGGAGAAGCAGTATCTGCGTCTACGGTTACCCTAGATCCAGGTTTGTGGTCTTTAAGTAATTTTGGACAAGTACTAATTGCTACTATCTTTAATGGTAAAACATTTACTTGGAATTCAGGAATAGCTGCTAAATTTACTACTCGAGCATCTTTAAACACTCCTACTTTTCAAACCAATTTAAACCCGATTGCATCTAGACTTACTTTGGTGTCACCTACAACTAGACACTTAATTCATTTTGGAACCTGTACCGATGAAAATGATGCAGCTACTCAAGACGATATGTTTATTCGTTTTTCAGATCAAGAATTTATTAATTTATACACTATCCTTCAAACCAACTCTGCTGGTAGTTTTAGACTTCAAGATGGAACTAAAATTATGGGAGCTTTAAAAGCTAAAGAAGTTATTTTGATTTGGACAGATAATGCACTATACACAATGAAATTTGTGGGTGCTCCTTTTACTTTTGGATTTGAACAAGTAGGGACTAACTGTGGATTGATTGGTCAAAATGCGGCCGTAGAAATAGATGGTATTGCTTATTGGATGGGGATCAATGGATTTTTCGCATACGATGGAACTGTAAAAACATTACCTTGTAGTATTGAAGATTATGTATTTGACGATGTAGATACTACGAAAGGACAACAAATTTATGCAGGTCTTAATACTTTATTTACAGAAGTAGTTTGGTATTATCCTACACAAGGAGCAGAGTTTAATAACCGGTCCGCTGTCTATAATTATGGTAGTGGAGATACTAAAACTATGACATTAAATTGGTATAGTAATGTTAGTACTAGTTCTATTCGAACGACTTGGTTAGATGCTTCTGTATATCCTCAACCTTATGCAACCGCTTATGATAGTACTAAGTCCGCGGTCAACGCAGTTCCCACCGTGATTGGCGAATCGGGTTTAGGTGCTTCTACTTTCTTTGAGCACGAATCGGGGACCGATCAGATTAACCCAGATGGAAGTACTACTACTCTGACTTCGTTTATTAAATCATTTGAATTTGCATTAAGGACCGATCAAGGAGAAGGAGAGTATTTTTTAGCTATGAGAAGGTTTTTACCTGATTTTAAAGTATTAACCGGGGAAGCAAAAATTACTTTGTTTATTTCTAATTATCCATCCGATACAGGAGTTCAAAGTGGTTTAAGCCCTTTTACTATACTTCCATCTACTACTAAGATTGACACAAGAGCAAGAGGACGATATGCAAGTATTCAAATAGAAAATACCAACTCTGGTGAAAGCTGGAGATTTGGTACATTCCAAGCAGACCTACAACCAGACGGGAGAAGATAATGTCAAAAATTAATGTAAGAATTCCAGAACCAAGACAAGAGTACGAAGTAGATAACCAAAGACAAATTACAGGAGCATTGCGAATTATAACGGAACAATTAAATTCTACTTTTCTACAAGATTTAAGAGAAGATCAAGAACGATTTACTTTTTTTATGGCTCAGGATAATTAAAAGATATGGCTAATATATATAAAAATGCAAATTACAATCTAACTACTACGGATGTGACAGATGTTTATACTTGTCCTTCTAACTCTAGATCCATTGTTAAAAAAATTCATTGTGTTAATTATGGTGCAGGGAATCATTCCATTGAAGTTTTTTTATATGATAGTTCTAATACTACTCAATATCAAATTGCACAACATTCCGTGA